AAAGAGCAATCATTGCAGCGTCAGCGCGACCTGAGTCTTTGACACGAGCAAACAAATGTTGGTCATCTGGGTGCAGCTCCATGCAGCGATGACGTATCGCGTCCTTGCCCTTACCGCAGCCAGTTGCCTTCATCCATGTTTGTGGTGTGATGTATGTGACTGGAACCGATAGAGCTGACAGCGATCCTTCGATAATTCCTGCTGCACGACCAAAGGCAAACATCGAGCTGACGCCTTGGTTTGGCATTGCACCGACCTTCTCAACGAATGCGTGCGTTGGTGCAAGCTCCTTGATGACCGCTGCAACGCCTTGCGCTGAGACTTGACGCTTTGCCTTGCCACCGCGAACGACCTCCACGACAGGCATATCTACAACTCGGTCCAGCTTGCCGTCAACGTACAGAGCGAATGCACCGAGCGCACCGACATCGACACCCATAACTCTTACTGGCGCGATCATGGCTGACCGATCTTGTCAATGGACTCTAGGCGTGCCGCTATGAGGCGATCTACGGCATCACGAAGGCGTTGCATTGAGCTGACAAGGGGAACGGTAGTCCCGCGCTTCCAGCGGCTGAATGCGGCTTGATCTATGCCAGCCTCGCGGCAGACCTCAGCCATATTGAAGCCAGCTAGACGCGCTCGCTCTTGAATCTCTTGAATGTAGTTTGGATTTGTCATGGCTAAGATGTTAAGCCATAATTGACTTGAACGGCAAGACAAAAAAAGGGGCAGAGTCCTGTCACCCTGCCCCTGTGAAGGCAACTGCCAGCAGGAGAAACCAGCAGTCAGGGGGAGAAACCACACCCCCGACAACAATTTTATGAGTTTGTTGTGAAAATAATACACATTGGGTGTTGACAAGGTAGTCAAGTGTGATATGATTCACTCATCAACACAGCAACTGGAGAGAAACATGAACAAAGACAAAATGATTGAACTGTTAGAAAACGGTGCTTCTTTTGATTGGGTCAATCGCAAGTTTTTTCACCCTAGCTTTCGCAAAGGTTTTCGCACAATATCTTCATCAAACATTTCTTGGTTGGCAGTAGAGCGTGTGCATGGAACTTTTGGCACAAACCGTCTTGTCGAAATTGACAATGTTTTCACCCTCAAAGCAGCTTAATAGGATTGATACCCATGAAACCAATCAAACTTCCCAACCTGAACGACACGACTCGTGTCTATCCACGCACCGAGGCTGACGCCTTCCGTCAGAACTATTACGACATTGAGCGCCAGCGTAATTGGGAGTGGCTGGAAGGTCACGCTGATAGCGTTGCCAACCAAGTCGAATTCTGGACATACATCGCGCTTGCCTTTGCTGCTGGCTTCTTGACTCATTTGCTGTGGGGTGCTGCATGACCTACCCAAAGAAACAAGCAGAAGCGCAGATGATCTTTCGCAAGACTGGTGGCTTCGTTCAAGGCAATATGACATTGCGTGATTATTTTGCAGGTTTGGCGATGCAAGGCATGTATGCCGCGCATAAGTTTCCATCTGGAATCATTATTGATACGGCTAAAGAAGCCTATGAAATGGCAGACGCCATGCTTGAGGAGCGCATCAAATGAGCGAGCAAATGCAACAGAAACTAGACGAGATCGTGCAGGACTATGTGCGTAGAGCTGCTGGCAAGGTTGGCGTCATGCGCCCTGACGATATAGGCAGACTGGTCAGAGAGGCAGCGCAGAAAGGCTGCATGGTCGGCTGGTACGAAGGCGTTAAGGCAGAGCGTAAGTTCATGCAGCTTAAAGAAAGAGCAGGTGGGAAATGAAACCACACAAACACGCTGAACTAATCAAGGCATGGGCTGATGGGGCTGAGATTGAGTCATTGATTGCAGATCAATGGATGGTTGTTAACCCACCAAAGTGGCAGATCAATGGAAAGTATCGAGTCAAGCCTGAGCCAGAGCCTGATTTAGTCTATTACGGCTCATTCGACAAGCCTTTTGGCTTTCGCGTTAACTCTGAATTCAACCAGCAACACAACAAAGGAGATCAGCTCAAGATAACCTTTGATGGGACCACAAAGAAACTCAAATCAGCCGAGGCGCTCAAATGACAACACGCCAACAAATAATGAGTCTCATCAATGGCTTGGAAGAGTATGAGGCTGAAGGACCAATGCTTGTCGCCAGCGTCATGCGCTCAATGCTCAAGGACTTGGATGCCTATGAGCAAGAGGTGGAATCTCTCAAGGAGCGCGTCAAGCAGCTCGAATTGGAAGTCTTAGGTCTGACGCAATGAGCCGTAAAAAATCAAAGTACAAACCCAAAGGCGTCCGACTCGATGCTGTGACATGGGTCATCAATGGCTTCAAGTCAATCAATGAGACGGGAGACGCTGCCCTGCACCTGAAGATTAAGAATCACTCAAGCCTTGAGGCGTTGCGTACTGGCAAGGCTGACAAGGATGACATTGACAACATCATCGCGGCATTGAATGTGACAGAAGCCTTGTCGCGCATCAACATTGGGGAGGACTACGCGAAGGAGATCAGAGCAGGTCAGGATGCCTTGTTTGAGATTGCCAAGCGTGGCATTAACCGAGACAACCGATTCATTGCGAAGGGTCCAGAGTTAATGGCTATAAACACGGCTTACGAGCTGCATGACGCGCAGCTAGAGGTCTGCACCATTGCACAGCTTGAGAAGGCTTTGGACATTGTTAACGCAGAGATCAAGGCACGCAAGGCGCGTGTCATCAAATAGGGGAACCATCATGGACCATAACTTCTGGCTCATTGTGCTGATTCTGTTCATAGGTGCAGCAATCGGTGTTGGTGTCGTGTTCTTAGTTGTTGCTGCAATTGCAGCGTTAGGGGATTGAGATGACTGAAAGAGAAGTGTTGAAGCTGGCGCTTGAGGCGTTGGAAGAAATCCATATTGGCAACATGACACCAATGGCTGAAGCCAACTGGAACAAAGCCATCACCGCCATCAAAGAAGCCTTGGCACAGCCAGAGCAGGAGCCTGTGGCGCACACATTGAATTGCGTATGTGGCGCTGTGTGGGACATCAAAGCTGATGGGAGTGAAGAAATGGTGCATACACCTAACACCACCCCACCACAAGGGATTTATTACACCCCACCACAGCGCACATGGGTTGGGCTGACGGATGATGAAATTGCGCTAATCAATGCAGATTACCCGCATCCGCAAGGATTTGCAAAAGCCATTCAAGCCAAACTTAAGGAGAAGAACACATGGCAAGACGGTGACTGCAAACATTGCGTAAATGGTTGCCCCGCTTGTGACGCTAGGAGACAGCCAAATGTTTTATCTTGAAACAAATCAACCGCATTACTTTGTTTGGCCTGCACTTGCGCTCGGCTTGGATGATGAGTTTTGGATTGGATTAGGCTGGCTTAATTTTGAAATAGGCTGGCGTAATGGCGATGGTGGTTGGGGCGATGAATCCAAACTTAAGGGAAAAAACACATGACAGAATTCAACGACTTCGAGGTGCTGCTTATGCTGCTATTTGTAGCAATCGCACTAGACTTGGCTTTTTGGGGATAACGATGGACAGAATCACAGTTTACGCATTTGACTACAAGGAATTCATGAGGCAATGGCAAGCCATTTACGGCAACATGTTTACGACCATGAATATGTCAGCCAGCAACAGCAAGAAGATGACAGAGGTTGTTGACCAAGCCAGAAAGACCAACAAGAAACACGGCACGATCATGGGCATCAGCAAGAATGTGGTGTCCTTGGAGCCTAAAGAATTCATCATTTACAGCAGAGCTGGAACCGCTGGAACGAAGGGGAAGAAAAATGGGTAAGGGTTCGACACAACGCCCAACGCAGATTGACGAAGAGCAGATGAAGTCCAACTGGGACAGAATCTTTGGCAAGAAGGAAGTGCAAGAAGAGGAAGAGCCAAGCTGCCACCTGTGTGGTGGACCTGTTCATGTCACGCCTAATGGCTTGCACATCCAATGCGATGATTGCGGTCACTATGTCAAGCGTGAGGAGATGGAGCCATGACTGGCTGGCGTAAGAAGCAAATAGAGGAAGACATGAACGACAACGTAAACCACCCCAAGCACTACACCTCGCACCCGTCAGGCATCGAGGTCATTGAGATCACCGAGCACATGAACTTCTGCTTAGGTAATGTCATCAAGTATGTGCTGCGTGCAGACTTGAAGCATGACGTCATTGAGGACTTGGAGAAGGCACGCTGGTATCTGGACAGAGAGCTTGCAAGACGTAAAAAATGAGATCAGTTCAAAGACCAAGAATCATTAGAGCGCTGACAGATAAGGGTTACACAGCCGTTGAGCTGGCTTCTGTGGTGCATTGCACAGTCAGGTGCTCACGAATGATCGTCTCCAAGCTGCACAAAGAAGGCTTGGTGCACATCCAATCTTGGAAGCGTGTGGAGTACAACAGCATACCTGCTGCTGTATATCGCTACGGGATTGGTGTTGATGCCGTTAAGCCTAAGCCACTCACGGTGCTGGAGAAGGCACGCAAGTGGAAGGCAAACGAGTCAGTCGAGCATCGAGAGTTTCGTCTTGCTAGACAGCGGCAGCTCAGACGTAAGGTTAAGCGTGACCCGTTGGTTGCTGCTTTTTATGGATTAGCGTCCAAGTAGACCGCCAATTCCTGTCGTATCTTCTTCTTGACCAAACAAGCCAGAGCCTAAAGGTAACGCAGGAGCTGCTGCAAACATCTCTGGCTTAAACTTCTTAAACAACTCTTTACGCTGTTCTGGTGTTGAATAGTAGTAAAGGTCTTGAAGTCCCTGACTTCTCAAGTAATCAATAGACTGTTGTGGTGCGCCTTCTGGAACTATTGCTCCTTTGAACTCACCAACTTGAACTGCTCTTTGAGGCTTGATCTCAAAATATTCTGTTGGCATTTCACGCAGTTTGTTCATAAACACTTGAACATCAGCTTTTAATGACTCTGGAACATCCTTATACAGTTTGTCCAACAGATTCACATTGCGTGTCTGACCGATTTCATACAAAGCATTTTGAGGCTCATAACTGTAACCACCAGTCCCCTCTAGCTTCCCAAGTCTAGACGTAATGTCATTAAATGCAGATTCGACTTGTTTCTTTATCGGCTCAAACTTTTCACTTGTAATGATGTTTTCGCGAGCTGCTTTGACTTGATTCAATGTCTTAAATTTTGGTGTTGCAACAGCACGAATGTTAGGAACGCCATAGAAGAACCCTTCTTCACCAGCTCCACCCTTCATCTCTTTCACAAAGTTTTCTAATGTCGCTGGCGCGTAACGACGATTTCCTTGGTATGTGTAACCCTTGAATAATTTTTCTTTTATGTCAACACCAGAATCAGGCAATGATTTTTCAAACTTAGTTAGCCAATCAGAGTATTGACCACCAAGATTATTTACGCTTTCAGACAAAGCAGAACTGTATCTCCAAGGCTCATCCTTAAAGTCTTCAATGTTAGGCAAGCCATAACCTTCGTCTTTAAGAAACTTTGCTTTCAAAACATCAGAATATCTACGGTCTTCCCAATTGTTTATCAGTTTGTCTACGCTATATGCGCCATCTGGAATTTCAGAAGCAATTCCAGACAATTGTTTCTCAAGTGCCTTCTTGCTCTTCGGGTCAATCTGATAATCTATTTTTGGTGCTCTTGCCGTATAAGCATCGAAGCCATAAACAGGATTCTTCGCAGATGGAACAGCCATCTCTCTTGAACCAATCAATGAAATGTCTCCAAATCCCATCATTGGATTTTCAACATTAGAGATTGCCAAAGATGGAACAGGCATTCCACCTAGCTTTTCAACTCTAGCCAACTTCTCTGGACTGATGTTATGGTGAACGATCATCTCCTGACCAGCAGGAACACCAGCAACAAACGACTCTCGTGTTGGTGCTAACAACCCACCAGCTTCATCAACCATACGCATCGGCTGAGGCGTAATAGCAGCCAATGGACCACGACCATAGACCATTGCTTCATTCACGGCAGAACCAGCCAAGCGACCAGCACCACGAGCCAAGTCAACAGGACCACGAGGGTTCATTGCAGCGCCAAGCTGCTCCATGCCAGCAGTCTCCATGCGTGGTGCAGACACACGAGGAATGTTGGACAGAATGCGCTCAGTCGTTGGTGCTGCTGGCATTTGCTGCAACAAGCCTTGCACGCTAGATGGCAAGCGTGGTGTGATGTACTCACGCGCCAAGGCGTTCACATCACCAAGCAAGCCAACAGGAGCAACCACAAACCCTCGTCCTAATGACTCAAGGTTGCTCAATGAGCCTCTGAAAGCGTCTGCCAATAAGCTGTCTGAGTAAGGGTTTTGCGTTGCCATGTTGTTATTGTCCTTATGGTCTGTTTGGAGCCATATTTGTTAGTTCAATTCTAGGTGTGCCAAGCAAACCACCTGAAATGTCACCGCCCTGACTACCTGCCGTGATAGCAGTAGCAGTTGGCAGCACTCGTCTTGCAGTTCCAAACATCTGAGCCACACGGTCTTGCAGTATCTTGGTTGCGCTTTGGTCTTTCAACGCATTAAGCACAAACTTAGGGTCTTCAGAGACAAGCACGCGAGCAACTTGTTCACGTTGAGCATCAGTCAATGCTGGAGTGGCTTTAGTCAAAGCCTTTTTTGTCACGTTAAAGATTGCAACGGGACTGCCACTTAATGCGCCAGAAATCTCTTCAGCAGAGATATTCATGCCAACACGGTTTGCGTTAAACAATGTTGGTGCAGTAGAAGAACCACCAAGGATTGCGGTAGCAGCACGCTGAGACTGAGATGCGCGACCAACTGTTTCAAGCATCTGGTCGATCTGATCTTGCGGGAAGATTGTGCGAAGAATCTGACCCTCTTTAGAAGCAGGGTTTTCAATGTTTTGCATCATGGTCTTACCAGCACCAAGACTTGCTTTGTTGCGTAAGGCATCCATAACGCCAGCTCTGAAGGCTTTTGCAGCACCTTCGCTCTTAGCAGCCAAGTTCTCAAAGTCGTATTGAATCTCGTCAGCGCTCTTAGTGAACACCTTACGACCAGCATCAAATGACTCAGAAGCCAAACGATTGTCAGCAAAAGTCTGACGGGCATTTTTCAAGGCAAGAGAGGATGCGTCTATTTGCTGACGCAAAGCGTTTTCAGCCTGACCAAGAGCCTCACCGACTGGACCTTTGCCCTGCGTATATGCAGCGCTCTTAGCGCCAGCAACGCCACGACGAATGATCTCCATGTCCTCAAGAGTAGGCATTCTGTCCCATTTAACTTCACCGTCATCCATGACCCTGAAGAATGGCTTTTTACCAGTAGCAGCCTGATATGCTTCATTGATAGCCTTTCCAGACTCAGGAGTGCGTTTTAAGGCGTCAGAAGCAGCGTTAAGCATGTCATTATTGACGATGCCACCTTTGGCATAAGCGCCTGTGTATAGCTCTTTTTCAACCTTAGCAAGCTCTTTCTCGCCTAATCTGTATGACTTCAGAATGTTGCTATCTAAGTCACCAGCCAAACCTGTTTGCAGCTCATTCATGGCTTCTGCTCGTAGAGCTGGAGGACGTTTTGTCAAAGCCTCTTTCAATACTGTTGAAGCTCTACCACCACCACGAGCAAAGACACGCACAGAATCTTGCAGCGTTGCGTTCTCTGCCATGATCTCGCCACGAGCAACCTTGTCTACGATCTCATCAGCAGTCAAGCCCGTTTCGTCAGCCATTTTTTGAATTTCAGTCTCAACGACCTTAGCGCCACGATCACCAACCCTGCGTCTTACGGTATCAATCAGACCGTTAAACAATATGCCAGTAGCTCTGACTGCTTGCTGTGCAATTGGTGCAAGTAATGAGCCTTCAACAGCACCTCCAACAGCACGCTTGCCACGCTCAACCAAACCGCCTTCACCACTAGCAGCACCAGTTACGGCTCCAGTTCCTGCACCCATAGCCATCAAACGACCGAGCTGAGGAGCCATAGTCGTAGCGCCAGCAACCAATGAACCGCCACCAGTAAACGGTGCTAATGCGGCAGCAGGTGCTAAAGCACCAGCCAACTCTGTGGATGTTGACTCGACTGGATATGCTTTTTGGTAAACCTTGAGCTTTTGCTGAATATTCCTCAGTTCGTCCTCAAACTTGGTTCCAAACATCTGAGAGCGAACCATAGCCTCGGCTTCATCAGCCGTGTTCATGGTTGCACCCTGAAGGAATTGACGCACACGCTGCGTCTCAGGAGCTGGCAGCTTGGACAGCAGGTCTATCTTTTCCTGTTGACTAATGCCATCAGGAAACTGAACTGGACCATAGCCTTCTACAAATTCAACGCCCATGATTCATTCCTTTTATTTGTATTGCCACTTGCCATCAATTAAACGCCACATAGGTTGACCAGCAGCAGGTGCAACGGTACTGGCTTTCAATTGCTTTTCCATCTCAGCTTTGCTAGTCAAGTCTGATGGCTTAACGTAAGGCTGGAAGATTGATTGAACTGCTGCTTGAGGCATGTATTGCTGCAATAACTGAGACTTACGTTGTGCCTGACGGTTGTATGCGTCAATTGCCACGTTAGCTGAAGAGCGAGCCAAGTTAGCCAAGTCAAGACGGGCTTGCTCGCTACCAACACCACCAGCTTGAATCTTGTCCAAGTAGCCCTGCATACGGTCAGCAAGAGCTTGCATCTGTGCAGCAGACTGAGCTTCACCCTGCATCACAGCAGAGTTGGGGTCCATTGCCTTCAATGCCTTAATGAGCACACCATAGTCAGAGATACCACCCTGACCAGTAGTCACTAAGTCTTTAACAATGTTGTAGCTCTGCAAGATGTTCTCAACTGGAGCACGATAGTTCTTATCCCAATCCTGTGCCGCTGTACTGATCTGCTCAGGCTTTAAGGCAGGGGCAAAACCACCTGCATAGGTAGGAGCACCGCCACCAGCAGCAAGAGGTACTGGCTGGCTTACGGTTGCAGCACCAGACTTAACGTCTCTGCTAACCTTGCTTTGAGGTACTGGACCGCCCAATGGGTCATTCTTATTAACCCAAACCTTACCACCAGCAGGTGTTTCTGTCAGCTCATAATCAGGACGATAGATCACTTCTGGTTTACCTTGAGGGGACTTAAAGTAAACCGCATTAGGTTGCAAACCAGTTTGTGCAATTTCCTCTGGCGTCATTTGCTGATACTTCTCACCAGCAGCCTTAAAAGCGGCTCCAATAGCCTCAGAAGGCTTCATAAACGCCATCAGTCTACGTTGTTCAGGTGTTAAGTTGCCAAAGAATCCAGATGTAGGTGCAGCCGTAGGTGCAACGCCGCCAGCAACCTGAGTAGCGCCTTCAGCAGTAGGAGCTGCACCAGTTACGGCAGGAGCAACACCACCGCCAGCAATAGGCATCAAACCAGACTCGCCCAACATCAATTTACGCAATGATGTTTCCATCGCGGCTTCTTGTAGCTTTTGCTTCGCAAGCAAGTTAGCCACAGCACCCTGCTGCGCCTGAGCGTAACCAGTAGCACCAGCCTGTAAAGCGCCACCAAGAGCCTGACCTAATGAAACAGGTCGAGTGCTTGGACCACCAGCCTGAAGCAAGGCTGAAGCAGCTTGCAGCATTGCTTGGTTTTGAATGCCTTGTGTCTGTGCAGGTGTCAGATACTCTTCGAGTCCTGAGCCACCCTGACCAAAGAGTAAACCGCCAAAGTCTTGCATTGTTGCCATGATGTATTCCTTAACCGATTAATCCCAACAAGCCGCCAAGACCAGCACCGTAACCAGCATACTCAGGGTTTGCTTTGCCACCAATCAAGTTGCCCAACATACCGCCAGACAATGCACCACCAAGAGCTGATGCTGATGTGTTGCGGTAAATAGGTGAAGTCTGTGAGCCGCCAATGTTTGCAGGTTGCAAGCTCAATGCAGCCTGACGAATGTTTTGCTGCTCCAAGCCAAGATTGCGTGCTGCATCGAGCTTTTGCTGCTCGTAAGCCTGACGTAATGCCTCTTGTTGCAATGCCAAGTTTTGAGCTTGTGTGAAGCCTTGCTGACGCAACTGAGCGCCTAAAGCACCAGACTGACGCAAGGCTGCTTCGTCTACCAATGCACGCTGCACAGCCTGACGCGAACCACCAAATGCTTTAGATGCTGTGGCTTGTGCGCCTTCTTGAGCCATTTGTGTCTGACGCTGACGCTCGATGTCGCCTAAAGCGTTTTGCACCACAGTCTCTTCGTAAGGGTTCATGTAGTTCTGAACCATGCCGAGGTTGTATTGTGGGAATTCAGCGAATTGACGCTGACCTAAGCCTGATGCAACACCACGAGCTTCTTCAAGATTGCGTAAGTAAGCAGCCTTCATCTCTGGGTCGATGGATGTAGTTGTGGTGCTCGATGTTGGCTTGTTGCCGCCAACTCCACCACCTAAAGCCAAAGCACCTGCGCCTAAGCCTAGCATTTGACCAGTTGATAGATTGCTCAAAATGCTTGGTGCGACACCAGCAGGATTAAAACCTCCACCAATGTCAATGTTGTCTGGTCCCAATACGCTACCAACAGCAGCCGTACCGCCTAAACCTAAAGAACTTGCAATGGTAGGAGCCGCCAAATAAGCAGCACCACCAAGAAGAGCAGCTTTGCCAAGATCAGAGTCAACTACATTGCCAACAAGATCGCCAACCCCACCAACCACATCGCTTACAACGCCACCCATATCAGACTCCTTTTATTCCTTCGAGGAATAGATGCTGGCTTTTGAGCCATCCAAACAAACTATTTCAGCCTTCTTTACCCACCGAAAAGTCTTTGCGAACTTCTCCAGCTTTGTGTTTGTCTCAGGTATCAGAGCAAACATAGGTCGGCTGACCAAACTCTCTAAACAAGTCAGGTCTGTTTTGTAGCGTCTTTTGGTGTCTGCGGTCCATCTCTTGATGTCCGAATGAAACCATAAACGATTTTCAAACAGCTCCAAGTAGACCGTATAGTCATCGCGGATGATGACTGGGACTTTTCTTGTTTCTTCTTGCCTCAATTCTAAGCCTACGTCAAGCCTTTGGCACATCACCTCTGACCAGACGCCACAGCGTCAAGACGATTCACGCCTACACGCCAATCTGCCAACACAGCACCTGTGTAGCGAACCTTGACCTGACGGGCAGAAAACCGCACATCTGTCGGCTGCGCTGCGGTATATGGACCATAAGTCGTTTCGTCAGAAGTCGGGTACATACGAGTTTTGAACGACACCACAACCTCGCCTAGCGTCTGCTCATCTGGCAAAACCTGACGCACAGACATGATGTTGTCACCGTTACCGATCTGAACTGGTCCAGTCTCAGCATAAGGCGTTGCACCGTCATAGTTCCAGCCAACCTCGTGCTCGTAGACATAACCGTCAGAAGACACCATCAATGGGTCAAGGAAGACGCCTCGGTCAGTTCCAGCAGTCCGAGACATTGAGCCAATAGACCAATGACCTTCACGGTAGTTATAGGTCACATACGAGTCGTTTTCGTTGGATTGTGACGATGGGTAATACCAAGTCAACTCGCCATACTTCGAGTTGTGAACCGCATAGACTTTAGAACATTGGTTGTAGTTCATGTTCTGGAAGACGTAATCGCCAACATCTGACACCAGAGGCTTGACGTAACCGTCATAAATCCAGAAGCCTGAACGAGACATCCAGATCGCAGCCGTGTCAATCGCGCCAACAGCCTGAGACGAGATCACTCCACAGCCTGAACCTGCCTTCTCAAACGAGTAGACATAAGGCAAACCAATGTAGGTCGAGACATGGACGTCAACGTCAGTAAACAGCAAGTTAATGCCCCTGACACGCTTTCCTGTCTTTAAGGAGCCAACTGTTTGCAGCTCGAAGTCACCAGCTTGATTGGTGGCTGCTGGCGTCCAGACTGTATTGTTCTCTTGATCGCACCAAGCAACCTTGCGAGGGTTTCCACTAGCACCTAAAGCAAAGACAAAGCGTTCAGCCGTGGTCATCACGGCAGCGCATGAAGTAGGTGCGTTGGTAATGGCTGCTGCTAATGTTGGCGTTGAGAAGCCCAACTGCCACTCGTAGAGCTTGCCATCAGCAGACGAGCAACCAACCAAATACTCACCCCAAGTGTCTAAAGTCCAAGTGGTTGCAGGGGTCACAGAACCGTTGTCTGGACGCGCCACACCGAAGGCATAAGACCCATAAGTCGAATACCCATAACCTGTCTTCGTGGCAGCGTCAGCAATGCCAGATGTGAAGCCTGAAGGTGTGATGTCCTTCAATGTTCCAGCCTCGTTCATAACGTAGAGCTTTGAGTGCGTACCAGCAGCAATCCAACGACTTGCAGAGTTATCCCGCCAAGTAATCAAGCCACGGCATGAGCCTGTCATTTGGCTGCTCGACTTCTTGCGCCACCCGCCAATAGGTCGCAAAGTTCCCTCAAACCAGCGAACTAGGTTCGAGTCAAAGTAACGCCCTTGAGACTGATATTCAGTCCCGTTACGGTAAACACCAGCAGGGATTTTGAGAGGAATGAGTGCCATAGGTCAATTATGCTGAAAGATTGGACACAAAGGTAAGTGTGGCAATGATCGAAGGCACAGACGGTCTTGTTGGAGATGTGCTTGTGCCGTAAGCCTCAATTGAGACACCTACGTCTGAAGGGTTCCACATTATTTCAATGTAGTCACCAGACAGCATGTCCACATAGAAGTTCATCGCGGCAATCATGTGAGACGGGTCGCCTGAACTTTTACGGGCTTGCATACCGTATCGGCTGTTGGATTTGTCAATATTAGTACCGTTTTTGCGATACCAAATATCAACGCTTTGAGAGTCGTTTGTCGTGTTCTTGAACTGGATGCTGTACTCAAGGTTGTACAGCCCATCCTGAGAGACATTCAGCCGTGAGCTGTTGGAAAGCGTCACGCCATTGCTGAAGTCTGTCGTGTCAAACGTGATGGCATAGGCAGTCGTGGTGTCGGCTGCTGCCTGATCTGTGGAGTCTTGGAAAGCCCCGTAAGGCTTATTGATGTACTTACCGCCTCGTGGTCCTAGCAACGCCTGAAAGACGTTTCTGATGCGTAGGAAGAAGGTTCTTAGGGCTGCATTGGTCTGCGCTACGGTCAAACGCTCATACCTGTCCTGCGGATTGGGCAGGTCAGGTACTGGTGGAGTATCTAACTGTTGATCGAGGTTTGTAGCCATAGACCATATTTTCGCTGAAATCAGGCACTTAAAGCAGCCAATGCTTCTTCGGTGTGTTTGATGCGGTCATTCAAGCCAATAGTGCCGCCATTGATCTTCTTGGTAAGTCCGACCCAATCAGCAGCCTCAGCCAACTGGTTACAGCCATGAGTAGACCAAAACCATCCAGCCGTTAGAGCTGCATACTTTGGCGTTGCCACTAGGTCAGGTTCCATGACGAAATCAACGCCCAAGGCTTTGCCAGCATGGAAGTAGTTGGAGTGACCAGTCAACTGGATACAGCCACGACCACGAAACCTATACCCGTCACCTGACGCTTCATCACGGTTTCCCATACGACCGCTGTAAACCATGTTGGCGATGCGTCTAGGATTTTTTTCGTATTGCTTTGCGAACTCTAAGGTAGGAAAACGCTTAGACCAGAGCTTCATCAAAGTCTCAGCTCTATACTGCAAGTTCTCCTCAAGGATGCGAAAGTTTCCGCATTCGTGTCCACATTGCCCAATGAAGGCTGCTTGCTGTCGTGGTGTGGAAATACCAAAGCGCTCGAATGTGCCGTTAAGAGCATCAACCCATTGATCGCCAATATGAAGACGCTTCAGTTGTTCAGCGTTGACCATTGATCGTGTCCCTTACTTGGTTGTAGGCTGCGATACATGCGTTGAGTTCGTTGATTGCCCTATCGCCTTCTGCTGCGAGTTGAGCAATAAGTCTGAGAGTCTCTCGCTCAGATTCGCTTGCTTCGGAGTTATTCCCGCTGGCAGAGGCGGCACTTGTGGCGGCTTGTACGCAACTTGAGGCGTTGAGCCGCACCCTGCCAGCACGAATGGCAGCGTCAAGATCAGTTTGTTTCTTAGTGACAACATCGTTAGCTTCCCTCAGTTGTGAAGATGTTTGGTTAAGGTCTTGAGCGAGCTTTTGCTCCTTAGCGCGAGACTCCTCATTAAGCCGTGAAATCTCTGCTTGCATCTCAGCATCACGCTCTTTGTACCCCGTATGAGTACCATACTTGTACGTTCCAAGCACGATGCAGATGCCACCAATAATCATCCAAGGATTTATCATTTTTGCTCTGCCCTAGCTAATGCCAGCTCTTCGCGTTCATGCTCAGGCTCTAAATGATCTGCTGGCGTTGTTGGTGGAGGAGGTGGAACCCAAGACTCATCTAAAGCAGGATTGACCCATACAGGCAATGCGCCTGATGGGTCACTAGGCTTTGGGGGCGTTGTGTCTCCCTTTGGTGGCTCTGACTTTGGAGCAATGTAGCTTGAAGCAGCCTGAACACCTTTCTTACTCATCACGCCACCAATACCGCCAACCACGAGCAAAACGATGTCGTTGAGCATCTTCGTGTAAGCAATATCAATTGGAGCCATTGACTTGATTGGCTGAACCACGAAGGTCACAGAGTAGAGAAGCGCAAAGACAATCCCTGCAAGGATTAGCGTCACCATTACGACAACGAATCCCCATACATAGGCTTCAATCTCTTCAGCGGTCAGACGATGCGGTTGCTGCTGGTTGTTCTGCAATTTTCTTCTCCAAGACAGGTGCGACTAAGTATTCAGGACAAGTCTGCGTAAACAGACATCGAGGCTTTTGGCATTCTGGTGCATTGAACTTGTCAGGATTCTGACAGGTATAGCGATACCTGTCCTCGCATCCCATCAGAGCCATCAGGACTAGGATTGTTGCTAGGCTTCTCACGTTTCCCCTCTTTCAATTGCTCTTCAAGTTTCTGTTTAAGTTGCTCAGTTTTGCGTCTATCCAGCTTTATTTGCTCGCTAAGAATCTTGTTGTCAAGATAGATAAAGGCAACGGCTGGTAGGGCAATGAAGCTGACGGTTGCGAATAAGACCATTCCCCAAAAGTAGATTTTTGCATCGTACTCTGCGATATTAGCCATACGAACACCCAAAAGATGATGATTAGCCCAAGCGTAACCCAATGCGGGACACAACGATCAACCCTGTCATTCTCGGTCTTGATCTTGTCAATACGCTTTTGCTTTTCGTTTCGTCTTTCCCTTTCCCTTGCTTTCTTTTGCTCATCCAGAATCTTGGAATACATCACCTTGTAGCGACTATACAAAGGACCAAGCTGCGCTGGTGCTTCGTTCATCAGCTCTCTAAGCTCTGCACCACACTTAACCAGCTTCGTCTCGATCGAGATCAATTCCAAAGCACCAAGATTGTTGTCACCGTAAGAGCTTCCAAACACCTTGCGCTCTAGTTCTTCTTTGTAAGCGACGAGATAAGCCTGAGCCTTAAAGAAGTCGCCAACGTGCTTAATGAACTGGTCAATGATCGCATCTTCGTCAGGAATGTAGTCAACATATTCGTCCTTTTTAGCCTTTACTGGCTTGGCTTCAATCTGCTTGACAGGCTCAACAGGTGAGCCACCAAACAATGACTTAATCCAACCAAAGAAGCCAGAGACATCTTTAACGATTGCCTTGGCATCTTCAACACCCTTCTTGATGCGCTGAATCTCTGCTTTGCCTTCTGACAGCATCTCGCAACAAGAGCGTATGCCCTTGATTGCGCTGGAGAGCATGAGCATTGCAGAGATCGGGTCCACATTACTCTGACCTTACGTCCTTGTAAATCTGATACACCTTGTGACCAATCATCAGCACCGTATAGATCAAGGTAGCCCACAGCACCAGCTCGCTGACCTGATAGCCAGCAACCGTTGCAAGAGATACCGTTACTGGTGGAGCAACTTTGGTTGCAACCGCTGTAACTGTTTCAGTTTGATGATCTGGCATCACACACTCGCAGCTTGTAGAGGGCTTAGATCGTGTTCGCTTGTCCAAAAGTCCTTGGCAAGCATGATCTGCAAGTGCTCTTTGTTTCGAGCAACTGTGTCAGCCCATTCTTCGTCTGTCATCTTCTCTGGTTTGCCGCCATTGATGAGGTTAACGCTGTCCATGCAAGCAGCGTAGTGCTTGGCGATTTGTTCTTCTTGAGTTAGTTCAATCATGGGTGTGCTTCCTTGTATGCGTCAAATTCGGCTTTCAATTCTTGGATAGCTTTTACCAAAGCAGGAATAAGTTTGGTTTCTGTAATCTTTAACTTGTCTTCTTGCTCGTTGTCAGCAATCAGTAAGTCAGAGTCGGCCGTGCCAAATGATTTCTCAAGTGCAATGACTTCTTGCGCCAAGAAACCAATCTGCGTTTTGGTTTTCTTTTTGCTTCCGTCTGGCAACCCGTTGTCATAGTTAGAACGCTCATCCCATACAAAAGTTACTGGTCGCAGTCCGTTTACAAAGTTGAGGCCATAAGTTGCATTTTCTACATCTGCTTTATCCCGAGCATCAGATGTGACTGTCCACGCAACTTTGACGTATGCGTTGGTAGTGTTGTTTGAACCAATAACAATTCGGTCATTGTTGGTGGCGATGTTGAAAATTGAGCCAGTTTCATCACTACCCGCACGCCAGCCAATTGCTATGTTTCCAGAACCTGTGCTGGCGTTTACTGCTGCCCTTCCACCAATGTAGACGTTATCTCCACCAGAAGAGTTTCCATAGCCAGCAACAGAGCCAATAAATACGTTGCCGTATGAGCCGCTGGATGTTGAGAGATACCCCGCGTAGTAACCAACGGCGGTGTTGTTGTTTGCCGTGGTGCTTGAGGTAAGCGCTTGATAACCAACAGCAACGTTACCCGAAGCGCTGGTGTTTGAAGACAGGGACGCAGCCCCAACCGCAATGTTATATGCGCCGGAAGTAAGATTTCGTAGTGCGTAGCCGCCAACCATCGTATTTTCAACGGCGGTTGTTGCTGATCTTCCTGTATAAAAACCAACAGCCACAGACCCATAGCTTTCAGCGGCATTGTGCGTATACATTGACTCGTACCCAACTGCAACGGCGTAGCCGCTAGTTGCTTCGGTGTAAAGCGCGCCCTTACCAATAGCGACCATCGACCCTGCTGTGGTGTTGGAAAACAGCGCACCAAAACCAATACCCGTATTGCCTGCGCCAGTAGTATTTGAATAAAGGGCTGTGTAGCCTGCAGCCGTGTTGTTTGATGCTGTAGTGTTGCTATTCAAAGCATAAGCACCAAACGCTGCGTTGTAGCTTCCAGTTGTTTGCGTTGTTAACGCAAAATAACCAGCAGCAGCGTTTTGAGCGCCAGTAGTGTTAGCAGCCAAAGCTGAACCACCTGCAGCAAAGTTTCTGTCACCTGTCGTATTAGCCGCCAAAGCACTAGCACCAACAGCGGTGTTTGTAGATACAGCGCCAGCGCCTTTGCCGACTGTTAAACCTTGGATTGTTGCTCCATCAGCAGTAATCAGCTTCTTACCAGAGCCAACATTAAGACCAACAGATGTACCTGTTCCATCAGCCTTGAAGATCGCGTCAAGCGTATCAAGGTTGGTGTTGAGTTTGCCACCCCACGAATCTGTTGATGCACCGACCTCTGGTTTGGTCAGCGATAGGTTGCTTGTTGTTGTATCTGCCATATTTCACCTCATGCGGCAACTTGCCAAGATTTACTATTTGAAGAAGATGCTGTCCAAGTCTCAGGTGTATCGGACTCATCCGACCAATCCACGCTCGTATCAGCAGAAACCGTCCAAGATTCTGAGGTGTCCTCTTGAGGAGTCCATGTCTCGGATGTATCGCTCTCATTTTCCCATTTTTTGCGCCCATAGATGACAACCTCAGAAGTGTCAACCATCGCAAAGGAGCCAGTCTGAATCCTAGCCCCGTCAATCTCCATCAATCCGCTTGCTTCAATTGTCACGGGTTGATTGACAACAACTTGAGAGCCAACTTCCATCGTGGCTGCATCAAGAATCGTCAACTCAGCAAGAGCAACACGCACCCCGTTAATAACTACAGTGCTAACGTCAGATGGTGCAAACTCGCCAATCGCAATACGAATCGCATCGACAGCAACTGAGCTGGTGTCTGATACAGCAACTGTTGCAATCGCAACACGAATTGCATCAATAGCAACAGAACTTGTGTCTGAGATTGCAGCAGCGCCAATTGCTAGACGCTGACCGTCAACAGCAACAGAGCTGGAAGAAGAAACATCAAAAGCACCAGACTTGACTACGTTAGCGTCAGCAGCAACTGTGCTGGTGCTAGAAACAGCAAAAGCGCCTATGCAGACGCGAGTAGCAGCAACTGCTACGGTGCTTGTGTCGGATACGGCAACGGCTCCGAGGCTTACCCCGTAGGAGTAATTGCCCCCGCCATAATAGCCAGAGCCGTATGCAGCCATGATTAGGTCAGAGTGACGGTCAAGCTAGATGCTGGAATGCGGAACACATCGCCACTATTGATGGTGCGTGATGTGGTCAAAGGCGCCCATGCCAGCATGTTTCCACCAGTCGATGCGTCAAAGATAGCCGCATGAGTGATGGTTCCCCAGTTACCGCCAGAAGCAGCAGCAAACTCAATTGCAGCCGCATTGCTTGCTGTGGTGGCTGTGCCTGAAATGCTCATCGTGCCAGTAGCAACACGAGCGTAACCGTTGCCAGTCACCTCTGTGCCGCCACCTGTGTCAGATGGTGCAGCAGTAAACAAACCAACAAACCAAGCAGTTGGACGGGTAGCCGAGTTGGTTGTCAGCAACCAATTCAGCAGTAGGTTCTCGGTGTAATCGCTAAAAGATGACATGTCTTTTCCTTATCCTAAAGTTCTTGCTCTAGCAATCAAAGCACCACCTGATGTGGAGCCACGATCATCAGCAGTTTGCAGGTCTTGCAAAGCAGTCAAATACATTTGTGACCATGTGCCAATTCTCGCATCATCCTTGAGATATGGAGCAGCTTGCATCAAAGCGCCATAAAGGTAAATGTCAGGAGAAGCAGTCAGCAACCAGTTTGTCGTGTTGCTGTCAGACAACTTGCTCAGTTTGGCGTAATACACCAACTCAGCCGTGTAAGACGTATCAGCAATCGGCACAGTCCGAATCTGACCGCCAACAATCGAGAAGAATCTAGGCTTGCCAGCAGACAGATATTGCGTGCTCAGGTTGTCCAATGAGTCGATTGTCTCGAACTGCAAAGGAGTGACAGGGTTGGTGTTCAACTTCAGGGTACGAGCTTCAAGAAAGTCGGCTGGAACAGCACTATATTCAGAGTCAATCGTGGCTGTGGCACGCACAATCATCTGGCGTGTGCGAAGTCTGCGCTCAACTTGAGCCTCAGCCAACGAAATAAAGTCAGGCACAGCAGAAGTCAGGTCTGAGCGATTAAGCCAGTCTGCAACCGATGTCTTCAATTCTGAATATGTGCTGAGCGCCATCAACTTGCCTCTTTAGCCTTCTCAAGATCACGCATTACCCATGTGTGATCGTGCTTAAATTCAAATGTCCCGATGTGTCCGATCTCTTTGGAAACATCGTGGTCTATGTAAATTTTAAAGCCAGCAGCCGCAGCTTTGCGACAGAAGAAAACATCCTCACCAATGTAGCCACGCTTGTCGGTGCGCCAAGGAGTCTCAAACCACGGTTCAGTTAACGACTCAAACACCTTGCGCTTGATTAGCATGACACCCATGCCAATTGACTCTACCTCTTCCAATCCAGTAGATTCAGGCATTGTGTAGATCAATTCGCGTGAGCCATCAGGCAAAGTCCTCTGCGCTGTTGGACCTGTCGGCATCCTGCGACGAGCGCAGTTTGTAGCCACGATGTCCTTGTCATGCGCCAACAAACGCTGAACCATGTCCTGCGGGAAGGTCATGTCAGAGTCAATAAACAGCACATGAGAGCAGCCTTCACCCATAGCCTCAAGGCACAAGTCAGCACGCTGGTTCTGAATCAATGTGCCTTGATTGATCTTGAGCGCCACAGCATCCATCGTGTTGATGGTGTGAAATGCGACCATGTTTGTTAAACAAAATGTGTAATTGGCGTGAACCATATCACGCGCTGGAGTACACACCGCAATGTAGTTAATCTCTGGCTGATTCATAACTGACCTTCTTTCACGCGAAAAAACCTGTTGTCAGGGTCGTTAAGCCAGCGCTTCATGTAAGCCGCATCATCGAGCTTACCCTCAGCCTTGAGTTTGTAATAAATTGAATCAGGAATGCGTGCAACGTGATGCCACTCACCCTTCCATCCATTGTTTGCAGATTGAGTCTGGTCAATCTTATTCATCTCAATGATTGAAGACACATCTTGTCGCGTCTCAATCGTTGCCTTGTCTGTTTCTTCATCGTAATGCCAGATTCTCGTGATGCCGAGAGCATCATCTTTATCAAATAGTTTCTTTTTAGTCATGTAAAAAAGGGTCTGAGTTTCCCCAGACCCTCTCGTTAGTTCAATTAAGAAGTAACCAAGTCAGCGCAAATGCCGTGAGCATTTTCTGCCAACACTTTGTGACCCCACTCAACGATCAGCATACGCTTCTCGGCGTCACCAGTCTTAGCCAACTCAACTTGTTGGTAAGGACGCAGAGTGGTCAACTTTGCGTATTCTGGGTCGATCACGAAAGCGTCACGCTCGCGTTGGAACCTATTGGCAATCACCTGCACTTGACCGAAGTCGCTGACATAAATATCAACCGCCCCGATCAATGTTGCTGGACGATCTCCACCGTTAATGTTGTAACGTGAAGAAGCGATGCCAGAGAAGCCAGACACGCGCTGCTTGTTGACTGGACCAGTCATCAAGATTTTTGGTGTACCGCCAGCAGTCCACACTTGTTGAATCACGTTCTTCAAGATGGTTTCGGTGAAGGTACGCACGTTGCCGTCTGTACGAGCGCTGTTTGGCAGAGTGGTGTACGAAGGGTTCGCACCGTTTGTCTGCATGTCGTAGTTGGTCTTAATGAAGGCTTGCAACGAAGCAGTACCGCGAGCAGTAGTTGTGTTACCAGCAGCAGCCACAGCACCATTCAACATGGTGAATTCTTGATCGCGCTTCAATTCAGAACCGCGCTTGGCGATCTGATAAGCCAATTCGCTACGACGACCAGCCTTGTTCACCACTTCTTCAGTAGCAGACAAAACGATGGTCTTGCGGCTGATCTGAGCGTAGTTTTGCAAACGCACAGTAGCAGTCACAGCGTCAAACGATGTCACATCGTCGCCTTCCAACTGCTTGTTAGCAGCAGCAGCAGCCAATGTGTCGGTCTGCCACTCGTACAAGCTGTTGCTTACAGACTCGCGACCGATGTTGCTCATGTAAGGAGTTTCTTCAGGAGCGATGTTTGTGATGACGTTTGAGAGGTCTTCACGGATGCCTTTGGCATCAAAGGTGGTAAAGGTGTTAGTTACGATAGCCATTTAAGTGCCTCATTTCAAAAGAAGTGCAATTGCCGCAGCCGCATCATCGACGCGACCAGTTTTTGCAAGACGCTGTTTTGCGCGTGTACTTTCAGTTGTTGTGGAGACACGACCTGCTGCACTAGGCTTGGCTGGACGAGGACCATTGTTCACGACTGGTTTGATCTGTCCGCGCTTGGACATCATCTGATCGTAAAGAGCTGCTTTACGCAACGTCAATACTGCCCGATGGTCAAACACATTCTTGAGTTCATCTTCTGAGTAGCCGATCTTCTGACCAAACTCGATAAGCATCTGCTTTTCAGCCTTTGCTTTCTTCTCGTCTTTCCACTCAGGCACAGCAGCGATTAACGCCTCTTGCTCTTGAGCAAGTTTGGCTCTCATCTCTTCTGTGCGTTGTTGCTGTGTCAATTGAGATAAGCGCTGCTGCTCCGATTGGATAGCCGCTAACTTCTCTTGTTTGTCACGCATCAACTCCCGCTGGCGAACCCACTCGATTGGGTCTTCGTTATAAAGACGTTCCAAATCGACCTGTTGCTCTCCAGCAGCCTCAAGCTGTTGTTGCAATGCTCCCAACAATTGAGCGTACTGTTCACGCTCGGCACGAATAGCAGCAGCTTCAGCCTCAACCTGTTTACGGGTTTCAGCGATCTGTTGCGTCTTTCGTGTGTAGTCTTGAGTCCTTGAATAACCCTTCTGGAGTTCGTCCAGCGTCACCTCAATCTCTTTGCCGTCAACCTTGACGGTGTAGACCTGTGGCTGTTCTTCCTCTTCAGATTGTTCATCTTCTTCAGACTGTTCCTCTTTGGTTTCCTCATTAGACTCTTCGTCTTGCGTTTCTAATGATTCTTCCTCAGAAGCCGCGACTTCTGGCTCCTCGCCATCGGTCAACTGCGTCTCTTCCTCTGACTGCTCTTCCCCGTCAATCGGGAGCATCAATTGGTCGAGTGCGCTGGCTGCATCAGCCACTGTCATTGGTCCTGCTTGGACGCTTCCCGAAGGATTGGCGGTATTTCCTGACATTTCCAAGATTCCTTATTGTGATTTGTTTGCACGCTCAAGCTGACGCTGCGCCACTTTCCCGTTGTCCATGAGCTTGGTCAGCTCACTTCTGAATCGGTCAATGGCTTGCAGCATATGCCAAGCGTGTTCTCTTTTCACGGTGTCCTCTGGCTTCGTATCCTTCCAAAACCAGACGGCATCGCTCTCCATTTTGTTTAGGGCTAATGAAAAGGCTTCGTTCTGAATCAGCTCCTCAGCCTTTTTGCCCTTACGCACAGTTTCTTCATTACTCACTTAAAAGACCATTCCTTGTGGGTTGATGGGTTGCTGTTGAGCCGCTTGCATCGCCAAAGCGCCTTGCTGCTTCACAGCCTCTCTGTCCACAGCTTGCATCGCCGCAATCTGCGCCGAGTCAATCTGTGTCTGATACTTTAACTCAAGCTCGTACTTCTTGAGCAAGTAATCCTGATTCATTTGATCTCTGCGGAAGTCATCGTCACGAATCATCTTCTCGCGCTGCAACTCAAGGTCAGCAGCCTTCTTCTGAATGTCAGCCTTGATCGACTCAGCCTGAACCTGAGCCAGCACCTGCTCTGGCGTTGGCTTTTGCTCTGCCTGTGGAGGCTTCCAGTTGTCAGGAATGTCGCTGAAGTATGCAGATGCGTCCTTCATGCCAGACAGCTCAACAATCTTGCGTAAGGTACGCACATATTGCTGTGCAGACACTACGGGATTGGTCAAGCCGTACTGGTTCAAAATGGCTTCCTGCTTGGCTGCAATGCTAGTCAAGGTGGCGATTTTCTCGTTCACATCACCATTGCCCAAAGCAATATTGACCGTGACATCCATCGAGGCATCCCAAGCGCGTGGGTCAATCTGCACCCACTCGTTACGCAGACGAATCATGCGTGGCTTGTCCTGATGAGTCGTGACCAAGAACAGAATCGTCTTAAACAGGTTCTTCATGCCCTCAGCCATCAGACGGGCTGTCAGCTCAATACGACCTTGAGAAGCGCTGATGGTGGCGTTCACAGCAGCCTTAGTCGCAGACTGCAAGGCATCAGCATTCAAGCCCATTGCAGCCTTGCTCATGCCTGTACGGTCTTCCTTGATCTGGTCGATGTAGTCCAGAACAGGGAAAGCAGCCTGACCAACGAAAGGCGTGACCAAAGGCTGAACCATGCCAGCAGCACGAGCACGAATAATCGCACCAGTCTCATTATTCAAGGCGTCATCAATATTGACCTGCCCCTCAACAATCACGGTGCGTGGGTGAATCGACTGAGCCAAAGAGTCCAGCGTGTTACGCATAACCTCGGACTTGATCTCTTGCAGGTCGTGGGTAATGTCGTAAATCGACTGAGCTTCCAAAGGCGATGTATGTGGCTCAGGGTCGCATGGGAACTCAATGAACGGGATGTAAGAAGCAGTCAGGTTTCTGACCAGCTTGTAGCCAGAACCCATAAAGCACATCTTGCGAAGCTCAGGGATGCCATCACCGTCATAGTCAACCTTCGCGTAACCCTCAACGTACAGCACGCGCTGCATCATTGGATTTGCGCTGTCGCTCTCGAACTGCTGGTTATTCAAGGAATGACGCGCCAGCATCTCTTCGTTGTCGTTCAGGTCTGAATTGCCAACGTACTGCGTGACCTCTTCCTCGTCGTAGCCCATAGCAATCAGCTCGGCAACGGTTGCCATCTTGCGATGACCAATGAAAGGAGAGTCTTGGAAGGACATAGCCTGACGAGACAAAAGCAACTCTTCAGGTGGCAAGCAAGCAATGTTGATCTTCTTGTCCACAACCTTGCGCTTGATCTGCACATCATGCAGCATTGGTGGTGGCAAAGGCTGACCAGTCATCGGGTCAATCAGCATCGCGCCTTGCATCGAGTCATCTGGGTACGACACCACAATCTTGGTGTCAGCTTCAGGCTCTTGCATCAAAATCTGCAAGGTCTGGTCATCAAGTCCAGAATAGTCTTCAATCCTGACCGATTCAGTCTCTTCAACCCAACATTTCACAATGCCACACTTGCGAACCAAGGCGTCTTTGAAGGTGGAATAAGCCACCATGAAGCCGTTGTTATCGCTCTGGAACACATAATTAGCGTAGTCAGTAGCTTGCTGCGCGTTCTTTACGTCCTCTGGACCGCGAGGCACAAACTCCACCACGTTCTCTGAGCTGAAGAAAATTCGCATCAGAGAAGGCAGCATCGCAGACACGGTGTCGCGCACTTCCATCGCCACGACCTGCGAGCGACCTTCTTCTTCGTTGCCAAACGGGTCGCCACGGTAATACTCAGTCCCGCGAGCACGAATAGGAGACAAGTCAGAGTCAATATAGGACACAGCGTCCACGATCTCTTGACCCATCATCGCCTCAAGATCGGTGTCGCTCATCTTCTCAGGAGCGTTTTCTTCGCTCTCAGGGTCAGCCGACTCCAGTTGATCTTCCAGCATGTCTTCAATCTTTTCAAGTAAAGGATTCATTTTTTGCCCTTTTGCAGAATCACAAACATAGAGTCCACCGCCCTCGGTGTCCTCAAAATCTCTTCTTGCGGCAATTTTAGGCTTTCCCCGTACTTTGAGAGACGAAATTCCATGTGCTCCAAGAAAAACCGATCTTCCCAACCAAGATACGAATGCCAGCTCGTGTAATAAGCCCACGACATCTCGTTAAACGCACGCACATGCGTGGGGTCTTGCCAAGCCCCAAGTGACAAGTCATAAGGCACATGAATGTGCATCTCTCCACCATCGCAAAGCAGCTCCTTGCAGTTGGTCATGCACTTGACCAAATCAGGCACATGCTCCAGCACATCGTTAGCAATAATCTTGTTGAACATCCCGCGCTTGACATAGAAGTCGCCTAAACGAGTCACCAGCAACGACCCCCAATGCACATCCTGAATGTCCAAGCACCAGTCAGATTTGACCCTGCGCTCGATGTCAGCGTTCAAACAGTCTTCGCGCCAATCGCGCCCAGAACCCAAATTAAGAACCAAAGAAGTTTGCGACATATTCAGGACGGTTAGCCTCTATCCAAGGTCGAGCCTGTGCGTTCAAAGCCTCAATGTCAGAACCAACAGTCTGGCTTCCAACATGATGCACATAGGCTGAAGAAACAAAATTGCTGTATCCAGCAACATTCAAGTCAATGCAAGACACATCATCCGAGTACCAGTTCAACGGTCCAAACCGCCCGTACTGCCACGCATCCCGCGAGATATACGCAAAGATTGGGGCAACGATGTCGTACTCGCGAATGAACGACTCGGACTTAAACCGATTCATGTAAAGTGGCTCAGCATCAGGGTTATACCTAATATTCTGAGCAGCCCTGACTGAATCGCTACGCGCTCCAACCCAACCCACTTCTGGCACAAGCTCGCGAATAATCTCAACATCCTCCAGCAATCGCTGGTAGCTCGTTGGCGTCAAGACCACATCGTCATTGCAAACCACGCATGCTTGGTGGTACTTGAGAGCGTCATCAATGACTTCGTTGTAGTCATCGCCAAAGTTCCTCGGCTCGCCAAAAATCAGTCGGCAGTTCTCATAGCCACGAATGACGCTCTCAGGTCCACGCAAGTAAATAAACGCCTCTGGCGCGTATTGCTTAATACTCTCCAACAAAACAGGCAAACCCTTGCCATGCACCGTGGCAATGCAAATAGGAATCACTTTTTAGCCTTGTTTCTTGCCGATATAGCCTTTGCCTTGGCGCGTGCATCAGCCTTGCTCGAAGCTCCCCAAGCGTTCAAGCTCAACAAAAGACGGGTCTTTTCCCCGTCCTTGTACTCTGGACCAGCCATGTTGCCCATACGAGCCAAAAAGCTGGCGCGTCTTGGGTTGTCACCAGACTTGACGGGAGGCTTCAAGTTCATGCCTTCAGCCTTCGCTGAGGCACGACCTTTGGCGTTCAAGCCACCCGTCTTGCTCTTGCCTTCGGCACGCTGCCAAGCTGGAGTTTTCATCTGTACCTCGCGGTTTTTTTGGCCACAGCCTTTGGCTGTTTAACAAACTGCTTGCCAGACTTCATGCCCTCTCGCTTGGCTCTGGTCGTGGCTGCATACTCTTGGGAACTTAAAGACTTGATCGCAGCCTCTGGCAAATAACGCTCACCCGTCACGCTAGAAGGCTTGCCAGACTTGGTGCGCCACTTCTGCTCACCCCAATCTTTCAAGGATTGCTGTGTTTTTTTCATGATTTGTATCCCCCGCCTTTGGCTTTGTATTCTTTAGCCAACAACTGAGCTTTACGCGCCGACCACTCGCCAGCCGCTGTTCCCATGACATTACGCGCCTTGATGGACTCAAACAAGGCTTTTCGCATTGTTGGCTTGGTGTACACACCAGCCTGATTGACTTTGGATTTAGTCTTCATCTTTCATCTCACCAGTATCAGGCCCACCCACGACCCAAGCATCGCAAGTTCTATCAGCCGCGCACTTGAAGTCAAAAATCTCGCAGTAACCCAAGTCAGCAAGCTCAATCGCGCCCCAAGGGTCAGCCTCATTGCCGATGCCTTGCGCAATGCAATTACGCATCTCGTCAGACACCACAAACACAGCGCAGTTGCCGCAACGAGACTTCTTGGCGTCCTCAATGCTCACATCCCAAGTGTCAGCCTTCTTTTTCCAAAAAGGCGTGTTCGGCAATTTAGGATTCTCTGGACCGTAAGCCGCAGCAGTAATCGCTTTGGCGCGGTTCTTCAGATTGATCGTGATGTCTTGCGTAGCGATAGGGCAGCTCGATGTGTCCTCTTCGCTCATCATTTGACGCATCGCGCCATCGTATTGGGTTGCCATTACTTCTTCCCCTTGGCTTTAGGCTTCACGCCAGCAGAACTCAAAGCAATAGCCAAGCCCTGAGCCTTGGACTTCACGACTGGACCGCCTTTGCCAGAATGCAAAGTGCCAGCCTTGAACTCGTTGTACACCTTGGAGATTTTCTTCTCTGTCTTGGTTTTCTTCATGACATACCCCTTCAAAACAAATTGACAACCAGATTATGCAACCCGCGACAGGTTTCTACGCAACGGCTGCGACCACTTGCTTGATACTGCCGAGCCAAACATACCAACGGTGGCGTCAGACGCGAAGGTTAGAACTACCGCATCTGATTTATCAGTTGACTTCATCAAGCGCTTACGAATCTCGTCTTTACCCTCAACTTGAATTTTTCCATTACTTGTAAAAAAGTAACGCACAGTCGCCAACTCAGCAATCAAGTCCTCATCATTAGGGATACGACAATCCCGCGCCTCGAACCAAGCCTTAGTCTTGTACCAAAGCTCTGCTTTCAGGTTCTTATATGTAGTACCCATTGCAGGGGACTCGGATACATTGATGCCGCGAACTGGAAGCCCAAGCTCGCGCAACCGATCAACCACGCCAGCTCCAAGACCAATGGAGTCCACAAGAATCTCGTTAGGACGCTCAGAAGGCGTCAAAGCCTCCCACTCCGCAACAACAGCCCCTGTGAGCTGCATAAGGTCTAAGTTCTTCCAAGTCTTGACAGGCTCGACCAAAGCATTTCCCTTACGCTTTGCTAACGCGCTTCTATCTGAACCAAACCGCGCAACGTCCAAACCCCAGATCAGCTTCGCGTAAGGCGAAGTCTCAACCTCTCGGTGCTTGGCAAGTTCCAGCAGCTCCATTGGGATGATCGTGTCGTCGTCAGACCGAGGAAACTCGCCAAGTACCCGAATCCTGTAAGCGTTGGACTCCTCACCATAACGAGCCTTCATCTCCTCGATGTAAGCCTCAGACACTCGTGGCGAGTCCACGCACGACACCTTCATCGTCACCCAGTCATTAGCCAAACGGTTCTGCGTGTCGTAAAAGAAACCTGAAGACCTGACAGGGTTGCCTAATAGAAGAGTCACAGCGTTATGCCCTGACATCGAACCAGCCGCAGCCTCGAAGACCTGCTCAGGAATACCAGACGCCTCATCAGCCACCAGCATCACATTGTCCGAGTGCACACCCTGCAAGGCTTCAGGCTGTTCAGCCCTCGACGTACGCGCTGACACAAACGCCTCAGTAGCAGCCTCCTTGACCTCAATCCTGTCTTGCTTGACCTCCAGCATGTCACGCAAGGTAGGTGGCAGCTCCTTCACCCATCTTTTAAGTTCAGCAAAAAGCGCGTCATACAACTGGCTGCTAGTTGGAGCCGTGACCACAACCTTGACGGGATAACGTAAAAGTAAATACCAAATGATCGCCCATGACGCGCCAGTAGACTTCCCAACACCGTGACCAGACCTGACAGAGATTCTTCGCTTGCCTGACGCGATGTGATTGAGCATCTGCTCCTGCCAAGGGTCAGGTGTGGTGTTCAAGACCTCCTTGACAAATAGGACAGGATGATTCTTGTAGCGCGTCACGAATTGGACGAAAGGGTTTGCCGCTAAGGAATCCAACTTCTTCTGATGCGCCTTGTCTATGCGCTCCTGCACATCAGGATGTAATTTGATTTTCTTGTCAGTTGATTCTGTTGTCATGTGCAGATTGTTTCAGATTTTTATGGGAAATTTTTTCAGGGACGCGCTTTTCTTG